TGCAAGGCACTCAGCAGGCGATGGGGTATCAACCAGCACAGATACAGGCAACTGGATATAACCCAGCCATGCAGTCATCTGTAGGTAATCAGCAGGGCTTTGGATACAACGCAGGGCAAATTGCAGGATCGGATTTATCTGCATACCAAAACCCATACGAAAGCCAAGTTGTGCAGAATACATTAAGCGATATTGGTAAAGCTCAGGAGATGTCACTTAACCAAATGGGCGCTCAGGCGACACAAGCTAATGCGTTTGGTGGATCTCGACATGGAATAGCTGAAGCTGAGACACGCAAAAACTTTGCAGATCAGGCATTAAATTCAGTTGCTGGAATAAGACAGCAGGGCTTCAATCAGGCATTGCAGAATAGACAGTTTGATATTGGACAACAAACGGCGGCAGATCAGTATGGTGCAGGATCAGCTCAGGCGGCTCAAGCGGCAAACATTGCTAGATTGCAAAACATACAAGCTCAAAATGCGGCGGCTAGAACTGGTGCTAATCAGTATTTATCTAATAATTTAATGGCGGCACAACAGCAAAATGTTGCTAATCAAATGGCAAATAGAAATGCACAATTAAGCGCGGCAAACCAAATGGGTCAATTGGGTCAGCAGGCATTTAACACTGGTCAAGCAATTCAAAATCAACAGGCGCAACAAGGTATTCTACAACAGGGAATGCAACAGGCACTTATTGATGCGGCTAAGGCTCAATATGCAGGATACACTGGATCTCCACTTGCGGCTCTATCTGCGCCACTGGCGGCATTGGGCGCAACACCTAATCAATCATCAACCACAAACAGCATGAAACCTGGCCTTTTCAACTACTTACAGCTCGGAGCTAATGTAATGGGAGCAAGAAGCTAATGATAGGATTTCCAAGTAGAAACCCACTAGAAGAAACAAATTTGCAAAGAAATTATCCAGTGCAACAGCAACAGGTAATTCAAAAGCAAGTTAATCCTTTAGTAACTGGCGGTGGGCAAACTCAGATGCAACAGCAACCACAGCCAAGAACTGGCCTAGCTGGGTTATTTGATAAGTTTAACCAAAGATCCAGCACAACAGGATTATCTGGCTTGGAAAATTTTGCACAAGCATTAGACCCACTAATTTTACCAGAGCTGAGGGGCGGCGAGGCTATTAGGCAACGCGGCGCACAAAGAGTTAAAGCTGGTGACGTTAATAAGACAATTGAATATCTTGAAGCTAATGGCATGGCTGACATGGCGGCAATAATTAGAGCTAACCCAAGTGCGGCTGGCAATGTATTATCTGCAATTGCGGCAAACAGATTAAACCCTAAAGATAAAAGCACAAACTTAATGAAAAATTATAAGTTTATGAGAGATAAGGGAATGAGCCATGAAGAGGCGTTGGCTCAGATTAAATCTGGTACGACGATAAATTTAGGTGAAAAGGGTAACCAAAAGTTTCTTGAGAAAATATATGGAGCTAAAGGTGAGGAATTGGGCGCGCAAATGGCGGCTGGTGCTAAAGCAACTGAAGTTAATATGGACTTAAAAGTTTTATTTGACTTAGCAGGCCAAGCCCCAACTGGGGCTATAGCTGGCAGATTTGCAGAAATGTTTCCAGAATTTAACGATATTTCTGCATTAAGACAGTCTATTATAAAGAGAGTTGCACCCACATTAAGAGTTGCAGGTTCTGGCTCTACATCAGATATAGAATTTCAAGGTATGATTGATGGTTTGGGTAGACTAACTAACTCACAAGAGGCAAATCAAGCTATAGTTGGCATTATGATAGAAAAGAACAACTTCAACATTGCTAGATCTAGGATTATAAATGATTGGATGGACGCTGGAGGCGATATGTCCAATTTGCCAGAAATGAATAAACGTATAAGAGAACTTGAAGATAAGCTACAGATTGAAGCTAGGATGGACACTTTAAAATCAAAATATGGAATAGACGCACCAGAAGAAAAAGGGAGAGAAGAATATAACCCAGAAACAGGTGAATTGGAAATAAAGTGAGAAAAATATACATAAAAGGCCGAGATAAACCAATTTATTTTCCAGAAGATACTTCCGAAGAAGAAATAAAAAGGGTGTTAGGCAATTTAGCAAAAAAAGAAGCGCCAAAAGGAATGGTCGAAAAGACTGTTGATTGGTTCAAGGGCGGACAGCGTGAAGATTTTATTCCAACAGCGTTTAACGCAAACTTGGGTTTGCCTGCTGATAAGAGTGCCAAGTTAGTTGCATTGCTTTCTACTACTGCAAGCGATGACCGATTAGAAATGGGCATAAAGAACATTCTACCAAAGGCTACGTTTGATAAAGACCAGTATGGCAATCTAGTTGTCACAGCGCCTGTCTATCGTGATGGCAAGGAAACTGGTCAATTTAACAGGTTCTATCCAAATCCTGCTGGCCTAGACACGACTGATGTTATGATTGGATCTGGCGCGGCGGCGTTAGCCAGCCCAGTTGCCAAAGGATTACAATTCTTAGGCGCTCCAATTAAAAGGGCTTTAGGTGGCGCGGCTATCGGAGCAACTGAAGCTGGTTTAGTCGAGGGTGTAAGCTCATACCTAACTGGCGACGATTACCAGTTTAGCGACTTAGTATATGGCGGCTTAGGTGGCGCGGCTGGTGCAAAAATTGGTGAATTATTACAGTTTGTATCAAGGTCATTTAAGCAAAACCCAAAGTCAGTTATTGGCGAAGATGGCCTAATGAAGCCACGAATTAAGGCGATGCTAACTAGGGCTGGGCTAGATCCAGACCAAGTTACGAAAGAGCTGGCACAAGATTTTCAAGCTAGAGTTAATGCTGGCGTTGACCCAACACAAGCTGGACGTTTATCTGAGGCGTCATCTTTACCAGCTCCAATACCATTAACAGCAGGACAAGTTACAGGCTCAAAAGGTACTCAGTTATTTGAAGATATGGCAGAAAAAGGCGCATACGGCGCAGACGCTGAAAAAGTTATAAAAGAAGCAAGGGATAAGGCAGGGCAAGCAATACAAGAAAACGTGCCACTAATCCAAGAAAGATTAGCTGGTGGAGCAAGCCCAATTGCTGAAAAGGGGCTTGGTGGCGTTCAAGTGCAGGATACTTTGGTAAAGTCATTAGACCAAGCTAAAAGAGAAGCTGACAATTTATACACAGCCGCCAGAAATACAGGTAATGCTAACTTGGGGCTTGTGAGGGGCGACTTTGGCGATACCTTGAGAGGTGGAGTAAGGCAAGAATTTAACTTATCGACAACGCCTATGACAAACTCAATATTGGATGAAATTGATGATGTTTTAGGTCAGGGTGGAGATATTAAGCAACTGTTTGCAATTCGAACACAGTTTAATAATATCAGTGATCCTGTTGATGCTAGAGCTGGTAAAAAAGCAAGAGATTTATTTGACCAAAAATTAAAAGAATATGCGGACGAAGCATTGATCTCAGGAGATCAAAACACTGTTGCGGCTTGGAATAAAGCTATCTCAAATTATAGTGAATTTAAAAAATTGTGGGATACCAAAGGTGGCATATTAAAAACATTAACTGCAAGACAAGGCAGAGATGGTGAAGAATTAGCCCTAGTTGTACCCCCAGAGGGCGCGGCTAAGTATATACTTGGCGCATCAAACAATAAATTAATGTCGGCAGGAGATATTACTAGAGACTTAATTGCGCTTAAAAAGCAATTACCGCCATCAGATTTTGCCGCAATAAAACAAGAGGCGTTTTTAAATTTAGTTGATGATGTAAGCAGTGAAGGTGTCGATGGCGTCACATTTTCTGGAACAAAGTTTTTGACCAAATGGTCTAAAATGAAGAAAAATCAAACAGCGTTGAAGGCGTTGTTTTCACCAGAAGATATTAAGCTAATTAATCAATTTGCAGTTGTATCAGCTAAGGCGACAGGTGGTGCTAAAAATACATCCAATACAGCTCCAGCTTTCTCTGGCTTGGTACAAACATTAGTTTCCGCTTTAGGCAGAACAAATACAGCTAGGACACTTATGAATGCACCAGTTGTTCAAGGATTTACTGGCATGGGAGCAGGGGCAAAAGCTAGAAACATTGTTAAGCCAACTGGTCAAATTCCACCTAACGTAATATCTGCTGGTACTGCTGGAGTTGCAACCACTACTGACGAAGGCAGAAATTTAATAGAAGAAAAATACAGACAAAATAAAGGCTATTTGGGTCTCTGATTATTAATTAAGGAAAAAACATGGAACTAAAACCAAAATCTATAATTGAAATCGAGGGTATAGTTTCGGATGCCATTGAGGATGCAGTTTCTTTTGTCGAGGGCGAGATTGCTGAAGATAGAATTAAGGCACAAGAATATTACGATGGCGAGGTTCACTTAGGTCACGAAGCTGGTCGCAGTAGTGTTGTGGCTACAAAAGTGCGTGACACTGTAAGAGCTGTAAAGCCAAGTTTAATGCGTATATTCCTAAGCACTGCAAAGCCAGTGGAATATATTCCACGCGGCGCAGAAGATGTAGCTATGGCAGATCAAGCGACAGAATTTATGCACCACGAATTTACCAGATTAAATGGGTATCGCGTGATTAATGATGCGTTCCAAGATGCACTTGTTAAGAAGCAAGGTATTGTGAAGGCATATTGGATGACATATCCCGAAGCTGAAATATTCACATATACAGATTTATCTGACGATGAGTACACATACCTAATCGATGCAGATGACGTGACAGTGCTTGAACACAGCGTGGAAATGGCGATTGAGATTGATGAAATGGGCATGGAGATGCAGATGCCTATTCACAGCGCAAAGATTAGCCGCCAAAAAGAAAAAGGCGAGTTGTGCATTGAGAGTGTACCACCAGAGGAATTTTTCATTAGTCGTGACGCACGCACACTAAAGGATGCGTATGTGGTGGCTCACAGAACTGAGATGAGAGCTGGCGATGCAATCGCAATGGGCTTTGACCCAGATGAAATTTTTGGCTTAGACAGTTTCGATGGTGGCGGCGACACGTCATCTAGCGAGGAATTTGCTAGGCGTGGGTACGACACTGACTTCAGCGACGAAGACCCAGCAGATCCAGCAATGCAAAACGTAACTATTACGCAGGCTTATATGCGTATTGATGCGGATGGAACTGGCGTGCCTATTTTACATAAAATAACTTGTGGCGGCACAAAGTATAAGTTGCTTGATTTAGAGCCATGCGACGAATGCCCATTTGCTAAATTTGAGATAGATCCAGAGCCACACACTTTCTACGGCAGATCTCTAGCTGAGATAGTGATGGATGATCAGGATGCGGCGACATCAGTTTTACGTGGCATATTAGATAACGTGGCGATGACAAACAATCCACGCATGGCAGTGACGTCTGGCGTTAATATTGACGACTTACTAAACAACGAAATCGGTTCAATTGTGCGTATGCAACAAATGGGTCAAGTGCAGGATTTATCAGTACCATTTCACGCTGGGCAGACATTAAGTGCATTAACTTACTTAGATGGCCTTGTAGAGAGCAAAACAGGCGTATCCAGAGCCTCTATGGGGTTAGACCCAGATGCAATGCAATCTACAACTAAAGCGGCTGTGCAGGCAACAATACAGGCTGGAGCTGGTCAAACTGAAGTAATGGTGAGAAACCTTGCAGACGGCATGAAAGACCTGTTTGGCCTAATGTTGCGCCTGACACATAAGAATATTGACGAAGAGCAAATGATGAGAATGAACGGCTCGTTTGTGCCTGTAGATCCACGCATCTGGGATGGCTCAATGGACGTGATGATCAATGTCGGATTAGGCACTGGCAGGGAAGAGGAAAAAGCAATGGCTCTTAACCAAGCCCTACAAATGCAACAACTTGTCTATCAAACATATGGCGCACAAAATGGCCTAGTGAGCCTCACCAATATCAGGAACACGTTAGCTGATCAGTTGGCAGTTGCAGGAATACGAAATGCTGACAGGTATTTTGCGCCTATTACTGAAGAAATTGAGATGCAGATGTTACAACAACAGCAGGCGGCACAAGAGGCTCAGGGTCAAGCACAAGATCCAAACGCGGCATT